CCCCAGGCTTGCCCAATCGCCGGTATCCGGTATAGCAACGCACAATCCGTTGGGATGATCCTGGAGCGTTTCGTCCAAGCCGTGTCGCGTGCCGCTCATGGCCACGCACGCCGCGCAGGTCCGGCCCGGTATCAAGGCGCTCTGCCATATCCAGCCACGCACCACGTGTGGGTTGCGGCGGTAGGAGTCCATCGTCGCCATGCGGTGCGCACGCACATGCTCCGTCCGGCTGATGCGGAGGGCATCGGTCAATGGCACGCCCCATGCGCGTTGCATCTCTGCCGCCGTCACACGCGGCCCGCTTCCGCTCGCGACGCCATACACCAGCGCATCGCCGATCCCCTTCGCCGCTGCCTCGCCGAAACGCGCCAGGGTGCGCGTGCGCAATGGCGAGGCTTCGGCCAGCGCCGCCACCAACGCATCTATGGCGTCCGTCGGCATGACCGCGAATGTCGCCATGATGGAGCCGCGCACGGCCTCCGGCAGTGTGAGCTGTACCATCGTCAGCGCATCGCTCACTCCCTGCCGCGCAAACACCACCTGCCCCGTCGCGACTTCGTTTTCGAGC